AGTTACATTAGCTGCAGATTGTGGATATTGTTCAAGTGTTAGGGTGGCTGTCATTGTATTAGCAAGATTATCAAAGTCTGGAACTAATCTACTAACCGACATAAGCTCATCACCGTCAGCGATCTCAACAGATCCAGAGGTTAAAAAAGCTGTTATCGCTGTACCGTCTGCTTGATTATTACCAGTCTCATGCTCATAAACGTATGAAGCTCCTGCAGTTAAACCAAGTATGGTAGAATTATTTGCTGTTAAGCTTGCATTATACTCTGTAGCAATAGGTAATTCATATACATAAGCACCTAGCCAAGTAGTTCTTCCAAGAGACGTGGTATACCAAGTGTTTTCTAAATAGTTGTAAGCTACAGCTCTATCTATTTGTGTAGCGTTAGCTGACGGATAATACCAAATTATTTCATTAAAAGCAGTATTAATACCACAAGCTATATCAGCTTTGTTTGTGTAACTTAAATTATCAAATACAAAATCCTGCACAGAACATGGCATTTTTTTGACAACACCATCGTACATATAGAAAGCATTATCAGACATCCAATAGGACCTACCATTTATTTCTACTGCTGCATGTTGAGCTATTAGCCCACAATTAGCACCGAGTTGTCTAAGACCAAAAGTAAAAGGTGTGCCTACAAATTGAACACCATGAAGTGAAGTGTCTGTCCAAACAAGTATTTGACCTGATGATTTAACAGCACCTACTATTCTAGAACCATCTGATATACGTAGCGAACCTGCTTCGTTTGTTGATACAGGTGTGTAGTCTGTTGCATCTTCTCGATCAGAAAATCTAAATAATAAATCATCTTGAGTGGCACTATTACCAACAGTTGTTTCAGTACCAAAAAGCAATAGATGTCTTGTATCAGTAGATACTAAACTAAATCGTGAAGCAGTAGGAGCATTTGATAAAGCTGTTGCTCTATTACTTGTTCCTCCTGATGTGTCCCAAACAAATGTTCCGCCGTTTAAAACAGTAGCAATTAAATCCTCACCAAAGTTATCTAAAGACCAGTTTCTCGCATCTACCACAACGCTAGAAGATGATCTTGGCGTGTTCCATGTGCTGGTATTCCAAGTTAAAGTACTCCAACCATATCCATATGTAGAAGTAGATGGGCCAGTTGTAATTTGATAGTTGGCATTACCTGTTCCACCACCACCTGAAGTTGACCCAGAGGCTGTACTTGTGTGAGTTACTGTATAGGTGCTAGAAGAGGGAACTGTAATAACTTCAAACTCGTTATTCATATCTAATCCATCTATTGTAGAGAATGAATCGAATGTAACAAAGTCACCTATTTGTGCACCATGAGCTGCGTCTGTAACAGTAACTGTTGTTGTACCATTTGTCGTAAAAGGATTTGATAGTCCTGATGCTGTTTCTCTAATAGGTGTTATGTCATAGAGTTTACCTTCAGAGTATAAATATAGTTTTCTATCAGTTCCTAAAGCAAGATATCTGGTTCCGTCTAAACCAATCCAGCTATGCGTATCACGGACCACGCCCACAATAGTTTTATTAGGATTTGGTAGATATTGCCAGCCTTGCCATCTTTCAGGTTTACCATAGTGAAATCTAACAAAATCAGAATCAACATACTTACGTTGATCTCCTGCTGCATAAGCAGTATCTTGTTTATCTATACCTGGTTGAAACTTTAAATCGACTAATTTCATGTCGGGGTATACTAAATTATTTATTGTTTTGTGGCAAGAATTGAGTGGATACTCGACCTTTGAAATTATAATTACCCGAGTGAACAAGACTACTTGCAATATCAGCGTATACTTTACCACCTATTTTCTGCCATAAACGACAAAAAGCATAATCTTCTGACAAATATCTTTTTGTTTCAGGTTCTATAACTGTGTCAAAAAAAGCATAATTCCAATCAGAAGTATTATGATAACCAAATGTTTTATCGTGCGGATCACCTAGATGTTGATCGGATTTAAAACGTAAGTTTGGATAAGCTAAAGCCATTTTTTTAAATACGTTTCTTTTTATTAACATAAAACCAGTTGCACCATCCAATACCTCTATAAAACCTTTTTCTACTTTTATTTTATCTGGTTCTGTAACATTTAAGTTATATTGTAACGAAGCTGAATGAAGCTCTTCCTCTGATATATTTGGATTATTTTTTACTTTTTTAATTGTTTTAGTCCAATCAATTGTTTTGCGTGGATAGACTCCTGTAACAACCTCTTTATCTAAATCCAACATGCGGAATATTGATTCGGGATCAAAAGATATATCAGCGTCTATAAACATTAAGTGAGTATAATCACCGTCCATAAATAATTGAACTAAAGTATTACGAGCTCTTGTTACCAAAGATTCATTTCCTATAGTACCAAATTGTAATTCTACTTTTTTTGTTGATGCTAAAGCTGCTAATTGCAAACAGCTTTTAAAATAATCTGCTGTAATCATTCCACCATAACAAGGGGTCGCTATAAAAAGTTTAATCATTTATTTCCTTATAAAAAATATTAAGAGTATATCTGGGTGAGCTCTCACCAAAAGACTGTAGGTCTCCATGCATTATTTTAGATCCATTAAAAAATAAAGCTCTATTTTCTATAAAACCTATATGACTTGACAATTCACCCTTAGTTAAGAATCCTGTGCCGTTGTTTAACAAAGGCTCGCCTTTTACAAATAAAAGAAAATTAGCACAATCATTATCATTTTTATTATCAAGATGAAATAAAGGTTCTTTACTATTTTGTCTAAGGTGCGAATGCAATGATGCAGGAACTAAATTTCTATGTGGAAAAAAATACTGTTTAATTAATTCCAATAAAGGATCTTTTTTAAATTCGTCAGGAAAAGTAAAACGTTTACCGTATAGTTTTCCTTGTCCGTCATATACATCTACATGCTCAGTGTTTGAAATATTGTGTTGTAATGATTTAAAAGTATTTTCTTCAAGAAAATTGTCAACGTACATAACAAATTCTGTATTTTTATTGTGTTGCATAATCTACTTTTAAGTATTCTATTTTCTTTAACCAATCTTTAGGAATAGCTATTGCTCCTCCACCAGTAATGTCTTCTTTATCTTTGCTATACGAACGCATAATAATTATTTTTTCTTTACCATTATGAATCATCCACCCTACTTCTTGGCACACGGCCAACGGAGCACTTATAACTTCTTTTATATCAAGCCAACCTGTTTCTGTATCACGAGCATCTAACCACGTCACACGAACCATGGGTGTTTTTTCTATATCAAACATCTTTATAAGAATACCATCCTGTTATAATATATTTTTCTTGATCTGCACAAATGTTACCACGATGTGTATACTCCCAAGTTGCAGGCCAAATTAATGTTAATCCTTTTTCTGGTTTAATTTTAATTTTTTGATACATGAACTCAGTTTCACCATCTTTTGTAACATCATTTAAATAAGTCATAAAAACTAAATGTCTGTTTTTTAATATGCCTGATCCGTTATTTTCATAATGCCAACTAGGATAGCCACCTCCAATAGGATACTTTTGCATATTATAACCTTCATATATTCCCCACTCACTTTGCCATTCCGAACACATCGTGTATTTTTGTTTGTATTGATTAAGAGCCTGTTCAAGATTCTCTTTGTAAGATATTAAAATTTGCCTGTTATCATCGGCATCAAAGCCTATGTCAAAAGAATTTTTTCTCTTTGAATCTATATAGCCATGTAAACCTGTAGTTCCTTTAGCAGCATTTTTTGAATTTTCTTCAAAGAAATTTACTAGGTTATCGCAAACTGTATTATCATTAAAATACCAACCATTAATAAAATTCTCACATAAAGAATTATTTATAATATGAGGCTTCATTTGATGTTGAATTGAACTAAATCTCATTCGTTAACAGGTTCTTTTTTCTGTAAATGTAAATTAAAAGACACCGATCTTCTTTCTTCGTTTTGTGTTCTAAATGGATATACGCCATGAGATAGCCATGAGGGAAACAAATATATAGCACCTACTTCTGGAGTTGCTTGATGTTTATGTCCACTAAACGTAGCAGCTTGTCCAGCATGCCAAACAATATCACCTACACATGGATAATGATCTTCTTTTGCGTATTCGTCTTTAAGACTAGGTGGCACTCGTAAATAAATAACACCTGATAATTCACCTTGATGTATATGAAAAGGATTAAAGTCTCCTGCCCACTGGCTCACGACCCACATAGATTCTATTACCATCTTACCAACAAACGCTGGAGATATAGTATCACTAGCAGGAGGAATAGATATGTACTGTTTAACTATTTCACCTAAAGCATTTATTAATGGATTAAATGTTTTATTTGCTAAATCTTCTTGGGGATAACGAACTTCTTTTTGAACGTTACCAGCTAAATTCATAGAATGATCATATTTCTTAGCTAATTTTTCATTATCTAATAGCTCTGTAGCTCTATCATCTAACACTTTAATTAATTCTAAAGGTAATTTACCTTGTAATATGGTTGGACCAAAAGGTCTGACAGCATGGAAATCTACTTTAGTTGACATGCGTTTCCTTTCTTTGCATAAATATCTATTGTCATATAGCAATTATTTGCCTATAAATATACATTTAAATAGGCTTATAATCAAGGGCGGCCTCCTTGCGTTTTTCAATCACATAAATTGCACTAGGAGATTATGCTTAAAAAATTACGAAAAGTGGTGGCGAAAGCGCTACCAGGAGATTCTGAAAAATATTTGGGTACTGTACTCGCATTAGCGACGGGTAATCCATTGTTTGCAGGAATCGGTGCGTTGGCAGATCCTGACGCAGGATTTGGAGAAATAGCACAAGCAGCATTTTTAGCAAACGCAAGTCCCGGATTAAAGTTTGGTAAATTTGACATGACTGCAGGTAATAAACTTTTAGGT